CAAAAATATATAAATATACTTTTAAGAAAAGTATAACAAAAATATATAAATATACTTTTAAGAAAAGTATAACAAAAATATATAAATATACTTTTAAGAAAAGTATAACAAAAATATATAAATTATTCTCCTTCATTTAAAAAATTGTGTATTAATGTGTCTTTATTTACATTTGTAATATCTCCACTTAGAACAGCTGATTCATATATTTTTCTTAAAATTTCATCAGGACATGATGAACCAGTTTTTAATAATCCATGTTTTTTCAAATACTTTTTTATTTGGTGGATATCTGTTTTTTTAATTTTTTTATGAGAATTTAAAATATTTTTTTTTGTTTGTCTACCTTTGATTAAAACACCAATTTTTCTATATTTATTAGATTTACCAAGTGTATATTTTCTTTTTGTTATTTTTTTTACATATTGTTTATCTGTTACATTTTCAATTGGTTCATCATTTTCATCATTTTTTTCTTGTTCACTTTGTATTTTTTTCAATTTATCATCAATTTGTTTTTTTAATAAATTTTCTTTTCTATCATTTGAATTTTCATCAAAAAATAAATCATTAACAGAATATATTGTTTTATTTGTTAAATTTGTATTTGTATTTGTATTTTTAGGAGGAGTTGGTGGTCTTATTGTTTCAACTGTATCACTATCTGACATATTTGAATAATTTTTTATACTATTTTTCCATGTTTTATATGTTGGTTTTACACCATTTTTTAAACATCCATAAGGAACATCTAAATCAATTAAAATATCATTTGTGATAGATTCAATATTTTTATATTTATTAATTGAATTATTTAAATTTGTATTATTTATATTATTTAAATTTGTATTATTTAATAAATTATTTTGTTGAAAAATATCATTGTTTTGTTTTAATTGATAAGGTATATTATTTAAATTTAATTCAACATTTCCTATTTTTTCTTTTTGTTTGATAGTTTTATTTAAAAGTTTTTTTCGTTCTAATTGTTTATCTGATAATTCATTAAAGTAATTAATTGCATTTAAATATTCATCATCTGAATCATTATCTTCATCATCATTATAATCACGATTTTGTTCATTATAATTTAAATCAATATCAATGTCTAAATTATTTTCATCATTAAATTCATTTAAATTATTTTTTAATTTATAATTTTTATTATTTTCTTTATTTTTATGATTTTTTACACGAGTCAATAATTTTCTTTTTATTAGTGATAAATTTTTATTTAATTTGGGAATATTTACTTCTGATTTTTTTTCTTTTTCAATATTTTTTCTAGTTTTTTTAGAATTACTTAATCTAAATAAATCTGGATCAACTGATATTGTTTTTCTATTTTCACTATTCATATTTATTATGTAATTAAATAGATTTAAAAATATATTTTTTTATTTATAAAAAATATATTTAATAAATATATTTGATAAAAATTAATTATATTTTTATTTATTTTAATTTAAAAAAAAATTGATTAATTTTATAATTGAAATAATAATGACTTTAAAACAAAAGTCATACAATAAATTATTAACAATGAAACAAACAAATCAAACAAAGCAAACAAAGCAAACAAAAAAAACAAAGGAAACAAAGGAAACAGTTGAATCAAAAATAAAAGTAAATGAAATGAAAAAAGAAATCGAAACAAAAGTTAAAACACAATTACAAGAACAAAAAGAACAATATCAAAATTATTTGGGTGAATTTGATATTGAAAATGATTTATTTATTGAAACACCATGGAAAATTATTAAAAGTTACTTTAAAGATCAACATTTAGAGTGTTTAGTTCGTCATCAAATTGAATCATATAATAATTTTATAAATTATCAAATTTCAAGAACAATTGAGATGTTTAATTCAATACATATAAAATTAGAAGATGATTATAATCATCATGTTAATAAATACTCATTAGAAATATTTATTGATTTTTCAAATTTTCATATATATCGTCCTCAAATTCATGAAAATAATGGTGCAATAAAATTGATGTTTCCGCAAGAAGCAAGACTTAGAAATTTTACATATTCTGGTACAATGACAATAGATATGAATATTAAAATTATTGTAAGAAATGGAGAACAACTTGAAAATATAAATACTTATTATAAAACAATACCAGACATTCATATTGGAAAAATGCCAATTATGTTAAAATCAAGTGTTTGCGTTTTAAATCATCATGAATATATAAATAATCATAAAAATAAAGAATGTAAATTTGATTGTGGTGGATATTTTATAATAAATGGATCTGAAAAAACAGTATTAGGTCAAGAACGTGCAGCTGAAAATAAAGTTTATGTATTTAATATACAAAAAGTTACACCTAAATATTCTTGGACTGCTGAAATAAAATCAGTTCCTGATTATAAATGTATTTCTCCAAAACAAATAAATATGTATATTTTATCAAAAAATAATGGTTTTGGGTTTCCAATAGTTATTCAAATACCACGAGTAAAACAACCATTGCCATTATTTGCTGTTTTTAGAATATTATCTGAAACAGAATTATCTGACAAAAAAATATGTGAATATATAATGCTTAATATTGATAATAAAATATATAATGAAATATTTGAAAATTTACAAGCATCAATTATTGAATCAAATAAATACATGACATACGAAAATGCACTTAAATTATTTATAAGTAATGTAACTTATGTATCTGCTGAAAAAGTTGATAAAGAAGTTGCTATAATGAGAAAACATAATTTTGCATTGGAAGTTTTACAAAATGATTTATTTCCTCATTGTCAAACAAATATTCAAAAATTGTATTATTTGGGATACATGGCAAATAAATTATTAATGGCAAAATATGGTTTCATTAAACAAGATGATCGTGATTCTTATGTTAATAAAAGAATTGATTTAACTGGAACATCTTTAAATAATTTATTTAGAAATTTATTTAATAGAATGGTTAAAGATATTGAAAAACAAGTTATAAAAGAAATTAAAACTGGAAGTTGGCGTTCAAAAGATGACTATGAAAATATAATTAATATGACAAATATATATAAAATTGTAAAACCAACTACAATTGAAAATGGTCTTAAAACTGCACTATCTACTGGAAATTTTGGAATAAAAAATTCAAATTCAAATAAAGTTGGAGTTGCTCAAGTTCTTAATAGATTGACTTATCCATCAACATTAAGTCATTTAAGAAAAATTTCAACACCAAGTGATAAAACTGGAAAATTAATTCCTCCTCGTAAATTATTAGGTTCATCTTGGGGATTTATGTGTCCTTCAGAAACACCAGAAGGTGGTTCAATTGGTATTGTAAAAAATTTAAGTATTATGGCACACATTCCAATATATTCAAATAGTAATTTAATATATGAATTTTTAAATAATAACATAATACCATTATCTGAATTATCACCAATTGATTTATTTAATAAAGTTAAAATATTTGTCAATGGAATAATTATTGGAATATCAAATGATCCATATAATTTATATTTAAAATTAAAAAATATGAAATATCAAGGAATTATTAATGTTTATACATCAATTGTGTTTGACGTTAAATTTTTAGAAATACGAATATGTAATGATGCTGGTAGAGTTACACGACCATTACTTCGTGTAAAAAATAATAATATTTTATTAAATAATGCAATCATAGATGATTTAGATTGTGGAAAATTATCTTGGGATGATTTATTAACAAATTGTAAATTAAATGAATCAGTTATAGAATATGTTGATGCTGAAGAACAATTTTATTCTTTAATTGCAACAAAACCAAAAGATTTAATTGAAAATTATGGAGAAAAAATATTTAAATTTACACATTGCGAAATTCATCCATCAACAATTTTCGGAACACTTGCTTCGTGCATACCATTTCCAGAATGCAATCAATCTCCAAGAATTACTTATCAAGCAGCACAAGGTAAACAAGCAATGGGAATATATGCAACAAATTATCATGATAGAATGGATAAAACAGCATATATATTAAATTATCCACAAAGACCATTAACTGATACTAGATTTATGAATTTAATAAAATTAAATGAAATACCATCAGGATGTAATGCAATTGTTGCTATAATGACTAATACAGGATATAATCAAGAAGATTCAAATATGATAAATAAAGGATCAATTGACAGAGGATTATTCCAAATAACATTGTATCATACAGAAAAAGATGAAGATAAACAAAAAATTAATGGAGACGAAGAAATAAGATGCAAACCAGAAAGAAATAAAACAAAAGGAATGAAAATGGGAGCAAATTATGATAAAGTGAATTCGAATGGTTTAATACCAGAAAATACATTAGTTGAAAATAGAGATATAATTATTTCCAAAGTTATGCCAATTAAAGAAAATAAAAATGATAATACAAAAATTATTAAATATGAAGATAAAAGTAAAATGTATAAAACTGACGAAGAAACATACATTGATAAAAATTATATTGATAAAAATGGTGATGGTTATAGTTTTGCTAAAGTTAGATTGAGAACAACTAGAAAACCAGAAATTGGAGATAAATTTAGTAGTAGATATGCACAAAAAGGAACTGTTGGAAATATAATTCCAGAACAGGATATGCCATTTACATCAAAAGGAATAAGACCTGATATAATAATTAATCCTCATTGTATTCCATCACGTATGACAATTAGTCAATTAAAAGAAACATATTTAAATAAAGCATTAGTTCAATTAGGATTATTTGGAGATGGAACAAGTTTTGGAAATTTAGATAATTTAACAATAATAGAAAAATTGCAAAGTTTAGGATATGAATCTTATGGTAATGAAATAATGTATAATGGAATAACTGGTGAGCAAATGGAATGTAGCATATTCATTGGACCAATATTTTATCAAAGATTGAAACACATGGTTAATGACAAGAAACATAGCAGATCAATTGGTTTAATGGTTAATTTAACTAGACAACCGGCAGAAGGAAGAAGTAGAGATGGAGGATTAAGATTTGGTGAAATGGAAAAAGATGCAATGGTTTCTCATGGAGCTTCAGCATTCACTAAAAGTAGAATGTATGATGTATCTGATAAATATTCTGTTTATATTTGTAATAAATGTGGATTAATTGCAGCATATAATGATGAAAAAAATATACATTTATGTAGAACTTGCAATAATCGTTCTGATTTCTCTTATGTTGAAACTCCTTATGCACACAAATTATTAACGCAAGAATTAATTACAATGAATGTTGTTCCAAGATTTATCACAAAAGAATCAATAAAAAATACATAAAATATATAAATTATAAATTGTAAAATATTAATTTTATTTTTTTATTTTATTTGCATATTCAATTTTATTGCAATTTGTTATTATAATATTTTATTTCTTATATAATATTATAAAATGTCGAATAATATAGGTACTTCATTTAGTGTTTCAGCAACTGGTTCAAAAGGATTTACAACAGGTGGTATTGGTGGATTAGAATTTATGATTAAAGGTATTGGAAGACCAATTTTTGTAGATAATAATCCTTTAAAAGGTGAATATTTAGGTGGTGGAATGAGAGGATATGTTCCACAATCTAATTTAACTAATTATCGCAGCGATGAATTTGCACAAACAAGATTTTATTTAAAAAATGCATGGAATACTAGTTCTGAAAGTGGAAGTTCAAATCCAAAAAGAATTATTGGACCATTCAGAGCAGTTAATAATGCAGGTGATTTATTATGTAGACAAAATTATTCGTGTGGTGGAAATTCACAAACACCACAAAGTCGTCCAAATCTTTCTGGATTAAGGGGTAGATTTGGTGGTACATCACATAATTGTGTTCCTAGTGTAATTTGGTCTTTAAATCAAGTTGATCCAAAAATACCATCATCAACATGTAATATTAAATTTGTTTATGATGGTTCAGATTATATAAGTTTTAAGAAAAATCAAGCAATAAATAGAAATTATAATGATAGATCATTTGGAGGTAATGATTATAGTGGTGCACAAAGTACAATTAGAGCTATAAGAAGATATTAATTTTTATAATATAAACATAATATATATTTTTATTATGAATTTTCATCACGTCAAAAGAAAATTTGAAAAAGTTTATGAAAATGAAAATGAAAATGAAGAGGAAGAAGTACAAAATAATAAAAAAATAAATGCTATGAACAATTATAAAAATACATCAACAAAAATAGATGAAAATAAAGATACAGCAACAGAAATTGATGAAAATGAAGATATAGCAACAGAAATTGATGAAAATGAAGATATAAAAACAGAAATTGATGAAAATGAAGATATAGAAACAGAAATTGATGAAGATTGTTCAGTAATTTTAATAGCAACTCATGGAAGTGTAATTCTTGAAAAAAATATCAAACCTGTTAAATATGATGGTAAAATAGTTGGAAAAATTTTTAGAGAAATACCTATGACTAAAATTCCTGATGGTATAAAAGTAATTAAATTAAGTGCATCAGCATTTGGCGTTGTCAATTGTATAACAATTGAAGGAATAAAACAAATACAAAAACAAATAAAAAATGATTTATCAAGATTGTTAAGTATTGATGATAATATTGCACTAAATGGTTCAAATGATTTACATGATTTATTGGAAGAAATAATTGAAACAAATATAATTAGAGTTAATCAAGTTAAAAAAACACGCAAAAAATTAAAATTGATTGCATTTCCAAATAGTGAAGAAAAATTTATCTATAACAAACATAATGCAAATAAAATATTTGTATTGAATCCTAACGATGAAATAGTAAATAAAATATTTTCTCGTAATAAAGATGAAATAAATTGTCCGGATTATTGCATACTTCAATATACAAATAGAGGAGAAAATGAAGTAAAAATGCGAGAATCGACAAATAATTCTGATAGTGAAATATTAACAATTGAAGACATAATAAATCAACAAAAACTTGAAGGATTTAGAAGAGTTATAATAGTTGATGTTTCATGTACAAATTTTGATGAAAATAAATTTGAAAATAATAAAATATATAAAAAAATAAAATATAAATTTAAAAATAAATTAAATTTTGGTGGAAATAAAACAAAAAAATATAAAACAAAAAAATATAAAACAAAAAAATATAAAACAAAAAAATATAAAACAAAAAAATATAAAACAA